GACATGAGAGATCTGCAGGATCAACTTAACGGTGGTAACGAGCAGCCTGATCCGATTGTTGAGCTTAAGAAACAGGAGTTGGCGCAGCGTGCGCAGAACGACCAACAGAAATTGGCGTTGGAAGCGCAGTCTTTGCAATTGGATCAGCAGAAGTTGCAGCAAAATGCACAAGTTGCGCAAGAAAGAATGCGTTCACAAGAGAATATTGCCCAGTTCAGGGGCGGTATTGCCAGGGAGCGCACGCACATCACTACAAACCAGCCTCCAAGGAACCAAAATGCCTCTTAAATCTGGTAAAAGTCAAAAAACCATTAGCTCAAACATTGGGGAGCTGGTGCATTCCTTTAAAGAGAAGGGGAAGATTGGTACAAGCAAGCCAAAAAGCACCGCAGCGGCTGTAAAACAGGCTGCGGCAATTGCTTACAGCAAGGCTGGACAGAATAATCCAAGTAATGCACCTAAAAAAGAGCTTAAAAAAGGCAAAAACGGGCCTGCAAAAGTCATTCGCAAACGTGACGGCAATGATCCTGTTGGTATATACTGATTGACACAAGCCTACAGACGGGGCGCATTCCGTCTGCTTTTCATGGGGTTTCCATGCTTGAATTTACAGAAGCTGTGCTGAAAGAAATCAGAAAGCTTAAAGCGGACTCTGAGGCAATCATTTTGAGTGGTGGCATTTCCGACATGGAACGCTATCGCTTCATGATGGGCCGTCTGGAAGGTTTGAATCTTGTTGAAGATGTGGTCAAGTCTTTACTTCGCCGCAAAGATCCTGATTTTTAACTCAAAGGAGGTCGTATGGAAGAGCCTATCACTGCGCTAGAGCGCAAATGGAAAGCTGAAGCTGCAGAGCCCGTGTTGGATGATGCATATGTCGACGGGGTTTTTGACCCGGACAAGATTCCGCCAGCTGTAATGGATCGAATCCCTGAACCATCAGGTTGGCGGATTGCGATTCTGCCTTATCGGGGTGCAGACAAGACAAAAGGCGGGATTGTCCTTGCGGAAGAAACACAAAAACGCGCGGTTTTAAATACCGTGTGCGGGTATGTCTTGAAAATGGGCAGCCTGGCTTACTCAGACGAAACCAAATTCCCTACCGGACCGTGGTGCGAGGAGGGAGAGTGGATTATTTTTGGTCGTTATGCGGGGGCTCGCATTCCTATTGATGGTGGAGAGATCCGGTTTATTAACGACGATGAAGTTCTGGGTGTGATTTCGGACCCTGATGACATTTTGCACATGTAAGGAGTAGACAATGTCAGATCAAGAGTTGGATTACAACGTCGGAGAGGACGAACAGCCCATGTCGGTCACAGTGACCGAGACGGAAGGGCAAAACACGACAGCTGCTGTTAATCAAGACCAGGAACTGGATGATTACAGCGACAAGGTCAAGAAGCGCATTGACAAGATGACGGCTCGCTTGCGCGAGACGGAGCGTCGAGAGCAGGCTGCGTTGGAATTGGCTCAGGGCATGCAAGCCAGACTGCAGCAGTTGGAACAAAAAGTTGTTCGCACGGATGAAGAGCGTTTGTATGAGGCAAGTGGTCGGGTAGAAACCCAACTTGTTGCGCTAAAGCAAATCATTCAAAAAGCCCGTGAAGAGGGTGATATTTCGACTGAGATTGAAGCCAGTACTCGGTTGACTTCGCTAATTCACGAGCAGCGTCAAATTGCTGAAGCTAATGCGCATCGTCAGTCATATCAAGAGCAGTTGGTGCAACAGCAGCAGCGTCCGCAGCAGCCGGTTGTTCAGCAATCTCGGCCAGTTGTGGATGAAAAAGCGGCTAATTGGGTAGATAAAAACTCGTGGTATGGGCGCGATACTGTGCTCACATCTGCCGCTTGGGGCATTCATCGACAGCTAATTGAAGTTGAAGGATTTGACGGCAGTTCAGATGAGTACTATGATGAGCTGGATCGTCGACTTAAATCATCCTTTCCAGGTCGATTTAATAAAGACAGGACCACTAGAACCGTGCAAACGGTGGCACCTGCAACCCGGTCTTCCGGGGTAAATAATGCACGCCGCGTTGTTAAACTGACTGCAAGTCAGGTAGCGATTGCGAAAAAACTCGGCGTTCCGATTGAGGAATATGCCAAATACGTCAAGGACTGATTATGGAAAAGGCTACTACCACCGTTAATCGTGAAGCGCGTTCCGCGGATACCCGCGAGAAGGCGGCACGCCGGAAACCTTGGACTCCTCCGTCACGTCTTGATGCGCCTCCTGCTCCTCCGGGATACAAACACAGATGGATTCGGGCATTTACGGCCAATCAAGAGGACCGTATGAATATTGCCACCAAAGTCCGTGAAGGTTATGAGCTCGTCCGTTCGGAAGAGTACCCAGACTTTCCTGTTCCCTCCGTGGAAGACGGTCGACACGCTGGCATTATCAGCGTGGGAGACGTTCTGTTAGCCCGTATTCCTTTGGAAACAGTTGAAGAGCGACAGGCATACTACAATCGTCGCGCAATTGATCAGGTTTTAGCGATTGATAATGAGCTAATGAAAAGCAATGCTCACAACAGCATGCGGATCGAAAGCCCTTCGCGTCAGTCGCGGGTCACATTTGGTAGCCCTGGTGCATCCGGGGAATAAACTTTTTTAAGGAATTGACAAATGGCTAACGTAAATAAGCCCTTTGGTCTGCGTCCTATGGGCAACCTGTCCGCTACTGGAGCACAGAAACAGTACGGGTATCAGATTGCCGATAACCAGTCCGGGGCGATCTATTTGGGTGACCTAGTCACCAACTATGACGGCTACATCTATAAGTTTGTGGCGGCAACTCATTCTTCGGCTGTTGGTGTGTTTAACGGTTGTACGTACGTTGACCCGACAACTGGTAAGCAGCGGTGGAGCAACTACTACCCTGGTAGTGTTGACATCACCACTGGCATCATCCAGGCCGACGTCATTGACGATCCCAACCAGTTGTTCTTGATCCAGTCGACCAGCAGCACGGCGATTGATCAGACTAAGATTGGCTGGAATGCGCCGATCTCGACTAGCACCACTGGTAGCACAACTACCGGCTTGTCGAACATGACGATTGACTCTGCAAACGTCGCAAAGACCAGTACTCTGGCCCTGAAAGTTGTTGGACTGTACAACCAGTCTGGCAATGACTTTGGTGCTTACGAGATCCTGGTGGTTAAAATCAACACGCATCAGTACGGAAGTGCTGGCGTGGCTGGACTTGGAGCTTAATCATGGCAATTTCACGTGCCCAACTTACGAAAGAGCTTGAGCCGGGTCTAAACGCCCTCTTCGGCCTTGAGTACAAAAACTACGAGAACGAGCATCTTGAAATCTACGAAGTCGAGTCTTCGGACCGTGCTTTCGAAGAAGAAGTGATGCTGTCTGGGTTCTCAACCGCTCCGGTTAAGACTGAAGGCTCTGGCGTGTTCTACGATCAGGCGCAAGAAGTCTTTACGGCTCGCTACACCCACGAAACGATTGCGCTGGCGTTTTCTCTGACTGAAGAGGCAGTGGAAGACAACCTGTATGATCGTCTATCGGCTCGTTACACCAAGGCTTTGGCTCGTTCCATGGCTCAGACCAAGCAGATTAAAGGTGCTGCTGTTCTGAACGGTGCATTTACGACCTCGATTGGTGGCGACGGCCAGCCTTTGTGCTCGACTGCTCACCCAACGCTGGGCGGCCCTAACGGTTCCAACCGTTTGGCTGTGGATGCCGACTTGAGCGAGACTTCGCTTGAGCAGGCTCTGATCGACATCGCTGCGTTCACCGACGAACGTGGCCTGAAGATCGCCATGCAGGGTCTGAAGTTGATCATCCCGAAAGAGCTGATGTTTACTGCTGACCGGATCCTGAAGTCTACGCTTCGTGTCGGAACTGCAGATAACGACATCAACGCGATCAAGAACATGGGCATGATCCCCCAGGGTTACACCGTTAACCACTTCTTGACCGATACGAACGGCTGGTTTATCAAGACCGACGCTCCTAACGGCATGAAGATGTTCGAGCGTGTTGCAAT